AACATTTTTCTTCCTTTTTTGCTAAACCATTTAATGTTATAGATATATCATAAAATTCTTCTAACATATCTAAAAATTCTTCTTCTCCGTTTGTTAATCTATCAACAAGATAATCTTGCCTATCTGCTAATTTTTGTTGTTCTTTTATATTCATTTTTTCTCCTCTAATTGTATTCTTATTTCTTGAAGTCCATATTCATCTTCATCAATATCTGTAATGTTGCAATTTTTTAGCTCTGTAATAACTTCCCTTGTAATGCATTCAAAACTACATAAATCATTACCATTGTAATCTTCAATTATTATCTTCATTTTTTCTCCTTTTCTTCAAATAATTTTTCATAACAATAGACACATAGCCAAGTATCATATAGGTCGCAAAAACTCTCCTCATAATCCGTATCAAAATGTGCCTCGCATTCATTACATCTAGCTATACTCATTTATTCCTCCTTGTTTCCCAAAATACATAAAAAACACACATTCCAAAACAAAACAATAAAATTCCTAATGTTATGTTTATACTCATTTCTGGTGTAATCTCTACCATATTTCAAACCCTCCAGATTCAATGCAGAAACGTGCAAAATCCTCAACATTCATTGTATCAAATGGATAAAAGGTTGTCGTATCATTCTTGTCTGCTTTCTTTCTTTGTTCCATTGTCTTTTTGTATGCAATTTCGTGTTCAATTGCTACTCCAGTACCAATCAGTTCCATTAGCTTTTTACCTAGCTTTTCAGCATCTTTAGCATTTAATCCAGCACCATCATTATAATGTCCTTTTTGGTGCAAATCTTCTGAAATTATACCATCAGTAAAGTTATAACAAAAATCCCACAAAGGTCGCCAACTCCAAGCACTATTCCTAAAATAAACACCTGGATTTGCTCTATCAAACTCATTTTTTTCTTTCCAATATTTATCACTCAGTTCATCATCTTTAGCTAACATTTTTTGTTTTTCTTCAAACTTTATTTTACTCATCTTTTTTAATGTTGGAAAATCATCAAATGTCTTATTTTCTTTTGGATTTAATCCGTGTACGTCCATTCCCATTTTTATATCTCCTATTCTATTTCTTCTATTATCACTACTACATTACGATTTAATGTTTCTTTAATTTTCGTTCTTAGCTCGAGAGCCATTTCTTCATAATCATATACCTTTTCATTAGATTCTGACTTAGGATTTGCCTCATCATTAATAATATAATATATCGGCATTTTTATTTCTTTCATTTTATATCTCCTTGCTATTTATTGCTTTTATTAATCTTTTTCTGTTTCCATTATCTAATTGTGCAATCCACCTAATAAAATCAGTTTGCATCAATCTGAATTTTTCTCTACAATATGCATTATCCCAGCTTGTTCCTTTGCTTGGAAATCCATAGGCATCTTCTGCAAATGTTTTCAAATCTGTATCAATTGCCCACCTTACTATTCTTTGTATGCATTTACTTGTCATTTTATTCATCCTCCTCAATTTCGTGTGAGAATGTATTTTCTTGCATCCAGTCTGCCCAGCACTCTCCTTCTCCACATAATATATTTTCTGGACTATATTGACACGCATAATAATTTGCCCAGTATTCGTTTCCTTCTATTTCTTGGTGACATTGACTACATTTTTTCATTTATTTCTCCTTTTCTTTTATTTGTCTAGTACGCCTCCATAAAGAAGGCGTTTCATCTATTGAAGAATCATCAGCTAGACTAATGGAACTAATTCGGATATTTCCTTTTCGTATGCTTTATTTATTTCATTCCTTGTTTTGTTACCTACATTTATTTCTTTATTTGTGTCAATTAGTTTTAATAGGATTAATTCTAATTCCCATTTACTAAGTTGCTCTATTTTCTTTACTATTCCCATTCTCATTTTATTTCTCCTTATTGATTAATTTAAATTGTTCTCCTTCAACTATAGCAATTTTTTTATTGGTTGCTTTTCTTCTTCTGACTAGTTCAGCAATATAATCATCATCATTTAAATCGTTTTCATATTTATAATTGATTGTTTCTATTAATTGCTTATTGCTTAATTTTTTAATCTTTTTTATTTCACTATCCCAATTCTTCACTTTTTTATTTCTCCTTAGAATTTTGTTCTTAATAATTTGATTACTTTTTCGTCTTGCCTTTTCTTTAAGGCTTGTACTATTTCTTTATTTTCTAGTGCTATATCTGGATTAACTCCAACGTGAGAACATAGCATCATAAAACTCATTCTTCTCATCTTATGCCTCCTCTTGTAATTTGTTTAAATGTGCATACAATCCTTCGACTAAATCTTCATAAATATTGCATTGAACGTGTTTGTATGGCTCGTCACTATCACTTGCAAATTCCGATTTGTTGGTTAATAGGTGGGTATTATTAGCACAATATCGTGCAATATCATAATAATAAATTGGTATGTTACTATCAGCAACTTCGTGGATTGTATCTTGTATATCATCACAATTAATATCTAGTTCTTCAGATTTTATTATGTCTTCTAATTCTTCACAAGCTGAATCAATTAAATCGTCTATATGATACTTTAAATACTTTTCTTCTCTGTATTCTTTTATTATTTCTTTCAATTTTTGATTTTCTAATTCTAAAGCAAGTGCTTCTTCTATTAGTTCAACTTTTTCTTTTCTTTCGTTTTTATCCATTTTATTCTCCTTTTATTTTATTCATTAAAACATCATATTTAATATTTATTTCTTCTAATTCTTTTTCTTTAAATTCTAATCCATAATTAAATACTAACGATTGATAATCTTCATATAATTTGTTGAATAAATCATCTAATTCTTTTAAATTTTTATCCATTTTATTCTCCTTTTGGTTGGTGGGTGTAATTGTCTAATTTATCTTGTTCTTTTCTTTCAAATACATAATGTGAATTGGCTAGAGTGTTGTGTAGGACGTTAATTGATACCAGTACATATAATTTAATATCATTGTCTTTTATTTGTTCGGTTGCATCGTATAAATTCTGGAAAGCTTCTTGTAGGGTTTTTCTATCTGCAAACATATTGCAAGGTTTGAATGTTATTTCTTTTTCATAATGGATTTGCTCTTTCATTGTATTCTTCCTTTTTTATTTTTTTAATTTGGTCGCCATCGGCAACTGATGAAATATAGAAAATACCTGAGAACAAAAACAAGTAAAAAATATGAAAAATAGCTTTTATTATTAAAAATATATGATTAATATTGTGTATAAATAAACAGAAGGAGAACAGAAAATGTTCCAAAATTACATAGATATAACAGACAAAACGTTGTTAGTCCCAGTTGGAATGTATCAAAATCAAACAATAAAGCGAGTTAATGAAATTATAAGAAATTATGATAAGTCGCTGTTTGACGTAACATTAAAACAGACTGACAAATATTACATAGTAAAAATACAATCAAAAATAAATATAAAAGGAGCATAACATGCACGCCATAAAAACATACATAAAAAAAGTAAAATTAATTAACCCAGTAACATCATTTAAAAATTGGTTATTAACTGATTTAATGATTGAAACTGAAAGACTAGACCACAGAGTTGATAGGTTAGAAAATCAAACGAGCATTGATGACGTAGACAACCGAGTTGATAACTTAGAATATGACTTGGAGTCTCGCATTGAATCGGTAGAAGACAGAAGCGAAACTAACCAGGAATCAATTAAAATTCTTAAAGATAAATTTAATGTATTAAAGCATAACATAGAATCAGACAAAGAAAATCTTTTTGATATTGAAGCAGATATTAAAACGATAAAAAAAGTTGATTTTGAAGGTATAGCAGATAGGTTTGATAAGATAGATGACCGCGTTGATAATTTAGAAGAAGAAAATGTTTTAAATTCATCATTAGGTGATAGAGTTGACAATCTGGAGGAACTCGCAAAAAAATATTTAAACGCAGAACTTGAAGCTGTAGCATTAAAGCAAGAAAGAAGTGAACAAAGTCTATCAGATATACAGCGTTTAGCGTTTGAAATTTGCCATTATTACGGCGGTGAATTTGACGTTAATGATTTTGATAATTGTTATGAAATAATAAGTAAATATAATGTTGTATGGAAACGCAACCCACAGCCAAAAAAAACAAATAAAAAGGGGGGCAAATAATGAACAATAAAAAATACAATAAAGCTGATGAAATCGCAAAAATAAAAGAAGCTAAAAAAAATGGTGAAATATATATTAGTCCGCTTATATTTGGTGATAATGCTTTAGTATTACAAAGTATATTAAATAATATTAACTTAAATGATAAAGGGGGTAAAGATGTTAAGTAGAAAGTATTATGAATTAATAGCTCAATGTATTAAAGATAGTACAATTATTAATCGCAGAGACATCACGTATATAGATAAAGATTTATTAATTAATGTTTTATCTAAAGAATTTAAAGCAGATAATAATTTATTCAATCGTGATAAATTCGTAAAAGCTTGTGATTAAGTAGTAATAATAAATAAATGAAGGATAAGAAGCCCCGCAATCATAGCGGGGTTTTTTATTTGTGGTTATAATCTTACTATGATAATAAAAAAAATCTTCAAATAATAATTATAAACTAACCTCAAACCAGTTTTTAACGAGTAGCGACGGGGGTACAAGACCAGCCACCCCCACCCCCCGCACAAAAAAACACTCACACACATTCTAATGCTATTTTTTGAGTTTTTGACTTACCTTTTCTTTTATTATTAATTTTCTTTTCACTCTAGAGATATATCCTTAGTGTTATCTCTATATAGTATCTCTATAGAGTTATTAATATAATCAAATAATTCAATTATGCAAGTATTTTTTATTTTGAAAAATTTTTTGTATATTTTGCTATGGACTTAAAAGTAATCAAGGGAAATAATCACTATTTGTATGATAACATTGAAGAATACAAAGCACTAGGGCCTGGCCAACCTATTGTTGGTAATTGGCGACATGGTGATGAAGGTGATTGGGTTGAAACAGATGATGGATATGTCTGTCAGATATTAAAGAAAAGCATGATTAGTCATCCTAACTACAAACAATTGCGTACAATGATACGTACGGTTTGCGGTTCATTTATTGTTGAACAAAAAACACATAGAATGAATGGTGAAGGCGGGGTGGTTGAAAACATTTATACCTTTTCTGGTAACTATAAAGCGATATATTCAAGGTCTAAAGACAGAAAACTAAATAATCGTGAATTTTTGTTCGCTAGGTATGTGGCTTCAGGTGATGATGCAATATCAGCATACAAAAAAGCCTACCCAAAGGCGGAAGATAAACGATATATACAGAAAAAATCAAATATTTTACTACAAAAAGAGGAAATTCGTACAATGGTTAAAGAAGAAATCAAAAAGATATTAGAAGATGAAGGTGTATCGCCTGAGTGGATTATAGGGCAATATAAAATGATAGCAGAGGTATCCGATAGGGACGCAAATCGGCTTCGCTCGCTCGAATCGCTCGCAAAAATAGCGGGGCTATTTGATACAGACCAAAAACAAGAACAATTAACTGTATTTCAAGGGTTCACACCACAACAACTGGAGGCTTTACAAGGTGGAAAAGAAACTAAAGTACTTGCACACGCAGAAAAATCTCT